TCAGCGGAACAGCTCTTTGGCAATGGCGTCCATCGCTCTTCTGTGATCCTCGGACGGCCAAAGGTGACCGTATCTGTCCCACGTGATCTGCAGACTCGTATGGCCCGCGAAGGTTTGGACCGTCTTGGCCGATAGGCCCTGCTCGATCCAGCATGAGACCGCGAAGTGTCGAAGAGAATGCCAGTTTAGATTGGGCAGCCCCGCCGCTTCACGTGCCGGTCGGAACTCCTTCGTTCCCATGTTGGAATGGCTGCAGTACCGGCCCCGGCTGTTTGGGAAGATCAGGTCACCATCCCGTGAGTAGCCGCTTTCCAGGCGCCAAGCCTTGAGCATGGCGACGATCGGGGAGGCAAGGGGGATCGTCCGGACGCCCGCCTCTGTCTTGGTGGTGTCCTCCTGGCGGTGCCGGTCCACCCGGGTCTCAATCCGGACCTCGCCCGCTGTGAAATCGACGTGGCGCCATCGCAGCGCATAAAGCTCGCTCGCCCGCACCCCCGTAGCGGCCGAGAACAGGATCCGGCGCCGGAGGGGAGGGGGTGCCACGGCCAGAAGGGCCTGCAGCTCGGCCTTGGAGGGCGGCGTGATCTTCTTCGAATCCTCGTCGCGCCTGCCGATCACCTTCGTGCCCTTGGCCGCGTTCACGGCCAGAAGGTCCCGGGCTTTGGCATGCTCCAGCACGCCCTGGAGCGTCGAGAGGATCTTGCGGGTGGTGGGGACGCTCACGCCCGCCGAGCGCAGGCTATCCCGGAACCGCCCGACCTGGCCGCTCGTCAGCTGCGCCAGCTTGAGAGAGCTGATCCCGTGCTCCGGATGCAGGACGTGATTGGAGATGTAGCCCCGATAGGTCTCGAAGGTGGTCCGCGTCATCCGCTCGCCACGCTCCATCCGGCCTTGGCAGTATTCTAGGAAGGCTTCGGCGGCCTCTCGGATTGTCACCTTAGTGGAATCCGGGCGGAACGTGCCCGCCCGGATCTGTCCCTCGACCTCGACCCGGAACGCGTCGGCTTCTCTCCTGGTGCTGAATTGCCGCCTGTCGCGGTTGCCCGCGGCATCGACAAAATCGAGCGTCCATGCCTGACGCACCTCACCCTTGCTCGTCGTCCAACTGCGCTTCCGGATGGAGGCCATAGCTTAAGCTCCTAGGGTAGCCCGGCGCGTGCACCGTTCGAGGTGGCGAACCGCCTTGCGGGCGATCCAGAGGGCAATGCGGGCCTCGATCAGGGCTAGGAGGCGCATCGCGGGTCGTCCTCTTCGAGATCGCACAGCAAGCGCGATAGATCGTGCCGCCCCGTCCCGCCTGTAATGCTCCACCCGAGCGACGGCTCATTGTCGTCGGTGTCGTCTTCCAGGTCCGAAGTCGCGCCGGTCAGATACGGCTCAAAGTCCGGGTCGCCGTCCATCCGGTCCATAAGCTCGATCAGTCTCTCGACCTCTTGCTCGGCCCATTGGCGCCAGTAGCGCAGCCCACTGCTGTGATTGTCGTTCGCGGTCGCCATGGCTCAGACCTCCACCAGCGAGGCGGCCGGGTGCATGTCGCCGTCGATCTCAGACCAGCAATCCAGGCCCGCAAAGGCGGCCAGCATCCGGTAGGCCGGCGATGCGCCCTCGACCGCGTAGCCCTCCTCCTCCTCTGTCAGCTCACAGGCATACAGCGCCAGTTGCTTGAACCCTTCGGGGTGGTTCACGGCCGCGCACAGCAGCGCACGGAACGCCTGCTCCTCCGCCGTCATGCAGTTGCTGAGCCTATTGACCGCTTCGCGGAGGCCCGGCACCGTCTCAAGCCGATTGAACCAGGCGTCGCCCCGGAGGGGACCTTTTGCCTCTAGCGGCTCCTCGATCACGCGCCGGGCTTCCCGCGCGTCTTCCATCTCCTGAACTGCGGCGCGGTGGGCCTTGATCAGGCCGGGAATGGGATCGGGGGCGGCAGCAAGGGCCGGTGACGCGAGAGCGATAGGGGCGGCAGCAAGCCCTCTCAAAAAGCCGCGCCGTCCTGTATAAGTGTCGGTAGCCATGATCTTTTCACTCCTGTCTGGATCGTGGTCAGGCCCGGCTTGGCGTTGCATCCGCCTTGTCGGGCCGCTTTGCGTCTGGGCTTTCCGAAACATTCCCATCCGCTCCATGGTTGTTGCACATCCATGGAGTTGACGCAAGCCCATCGTAGTGCAATAACGATGGAACTTGACGCGTAGCCCATCGTTCTTTAAGTACGATGGGGAGAAGGAGAGGATGCGATGGCAACCCCGGGTGAACTTGTTGAGGCTATTGCGGTTGCCACGGGCGTCCCTCAGCCGAGCGTCGATCAATATAACAGGCAGCTTCATACTGCTGGTCTGCGCACCTCCGGCGGCCGAGGCCGCTCGGCCGCCAAGGTCACTTACTTGGACGCGGCCCGGCTTCTGATCGCCCTCATGAGCACAGACGCGATCAAGGATGCGGCGGCGGCAGTGAAGGTGTTCGGCGTTCTCACGTGCACGGAGAAAACCATTTCCGAGCACCGCCCGAAGACTTTCGTCAGTCTTTCTGACGAGCAGGTGAAGCAGGTCGCCTGGGCCAAGCCGGAGCAGGCCATTCCGCTGCCCCTTGGCCATTCCTTTGAAGAGGCGCTGGCCTTCGTGATCGAGCACGCGGCCGACCCGGATTACCGGAACCTGATCATGCCGCTCTCAAAGGACTATGGTCAGGACTTCCGCGTGCAGGTCGATATCAAGGGATGCTATGCACGTATCCAGTTTGAAACGTTTACGTTCTTCTACATGCTGAACCTGACCAGAAAGACTGAGGCTGGGGCAGCTAAGTGGGAGGAATTTTCCAAAAACTACGATGATTTAAAAGATCTCTTCCAGCGGGGGCTCGGAGTTATTCGCTTCATCAATTCTGAGCGCCTTCTCCAGATCAGCAAGCTGATCGCCCAAGACTAAGGACTTCTCACATGACTGACCGGAACATCCGGTCCAGCGATGGTGCTGGACCGAAGACGGGAGAGGTGCGTCCGCTGTCGGACGATCTACTCCGCGGTGCCGACTCCATCGCCGAGTTCATCTTCGGCAGCCGGACTGAGCGCCGCAAGGTCTACCACCTCGTCGAGAAATCCCGCCTTCCGACCTTCAGGCTGGGCGCGCTGCTGTGCGCCCGGAAGACGAAGCTGTTCGAGTGGATCGAGCAGCAGGAACAGCAAGCAATCACCGAAGCGAGGACCACACGATGAAACGTGCACAAACGAAAACCGCTGCCAAGGGCGTGCAGGCCCAAAGCAGCGGTCGTGGTGAGAAGATTGGAAGACCTCTCGCCCGAACCAATAACCGCAAGAGCCCACCGATGGCAAGATTGACCCTCGTGTCAGTCCGCAACGACGACGGCCATGTCACGGGCCTTGAACCGTGCTGGACGACCTTGGGCGAAGCCACGAACGCGGTCCTGCGGCGACTGACTGCCGGAGGTCGCGCATGAAGGACGCAGCCCTTCCGAAAGGAATCCTCGACGTTCTCGGCGGTATCGCCGAGGACATGCTCAGCGGTGCTGCTAAAGACATGCTCAGCGGGCGCATCAAGCCTCCCGCGCCGGACGCCGCTCCCGTTTATCAGACTAGCCACATAAAACGGCGCTCCACCAAATCCGAGGTCGAGCAGCGCCGGGTATCCCTCCTCCGGATCGTCCGGGCGATGCACCCCATGACGGTCCGGCAGGTGTTCTATCAGGCCACCGTCCACAACCTCGTCGAGAAGACGGAAGCCGGATACGCAAAGGTACAGACCGACCTCGTGCTGATGCGCAAGGCGGGTGTGCTTCCCTACCATTGGCTTGCCGACAATACCCGGTGGCAACGCAAGCCCACGACCTTCGACAGCATAGAGCAGGCGCTCGACGAGACCGCCCGGTTCTACCGCAAGGCGCTTTGGCGCGAGGCGGATTGCTATGTCGAGATGTGGCTTGAGAAGGACGCGCTCTCGGGTGTGGTGTACCCGGTGACGGATACCTACGACGTGCCGCTCATGGTGGCGCGGGGCTACGCGAGCCTGTCCTTCCTGCATAGCGCCGCCGAGCATATCCGCGGCGTCGGCAAGCCGGTCTTCATCTACCACCTGGGCGACTACGACCCCAGCGGCGTCAATGCCGGGGAGAAGATCGAGAGCACGCTCCGGGAGATGGCGCCGGGGGCGGAGATCCACTTCGAGCGGATTGCCGTCACTCCTATGCAGATCGAGCGGTGGCACCTGCCCACCCGCCCGACCAAGGCCAGCGACTCCCGCGCCAAAGGGTTCGGCGACATCTCAGTGGAACTCGACGCGATCGAGCCCGGCCACCTCAGGGCCATCGTGCAGAGCGCCATCGAGCGACACATGCCGCGTCACCAGCTCGAAGTCCTCAAAGCCGCCGAGGAGAGCGAACGCTCTCTTCTGACAAGCCTGATCGACAACATAGGAGGAGCCGAATGACTGCTCCCCACGGCACCCCTGACGCCTATCGCGAGTACATCGGCGAGATGACGTCGTTGGCTAAGGTCCAGGCCGAACTCGCCACCACCTATGCCGCCATCGGCGACGATACCGGGCTTCGGTACGCGGTGAGCCACCTGGTGGCCTACACTCGCGCCGCAGTCGCGACCCTCGCCGATCTTCAAGACATGAAACAGAACGGGGGGCAGCATGGCCGCACTTCGTGACCCTGATCCATTTGCTGCCGACATGGCACGCCTGCGCATGGTCGAGGATGACGACACCTGGGTGCCGCCTGGGGAGCCGCATGGTGCTCGTCGTACAAGTGCGGGCAAGCAAGTAGAGGCAGACGAAGAGATCCGTCTCTCCACCATATCCCTGAGCGCCTTCGTCAGGTTGGAACTGCCAAAGCGTGAGCATGTGCTCGCGCCGATACTGCCGATGCGCAGCCTCGCCATGCTCTATGCGGGCCGGGGCGTTGGTAAGACGAGGGTCGGCATGGGCTTGTCCTATGCTGTTGCTAGTGGAGGAGAGTTCCTACGCTGGAAGGCGCACAAGCCCCGCAAGGTCTTGTACGTGGACGGCGAGATGCCGGCGGAGCTGATGCAGGAACGGGCGCTCGCCCTTATGGCGGCCTCGCCCTATCAGCCGCCATCAGACGACTACTTCAACCTTCTCGCCATGGACTGCCAGCCGCTCGGCACATCGCTCAATTTGGCTCGCCCCGAGCACCAAGCTGCAGTCGAAGGCCGGCTCAATGGTGCTGAACTCCTCGTGCTCGACAACCTCTCTACCCTCGTCAACGGTGGTCGCGAGAACGATGCGGAATCCTGGGACACCGTGCAGAGCTGGCTGCTGCAACTGCGCCGACAGGGTGTTGCCGTGTTGCTGGTGCATCACGCCGGCCGGGGAGGGGAGGCGCGGGGCACGTCTAAGCGCGAGGACGTTCTCGATACCGTCATCAACCTCAAGCGTCCGGAAGACTATGATCCGGAGGAGGGCGCCCGGTTCGAGGTACATCTGACAAAGGCCCGAGGCATCTGCGGCGACGATGCCTTGTCATTCGAGGCCAAGCTCCACGTGATCGATGGTCGGGACTTCTGGACCTGTACGACCCTGCGGGACAGAGAACTCGATGAGGTCGAACGCTTGTCCCGAGAGGGTGGGACAGTCCGTGACATCGCTGCCGATATGAACCTGAGCAAGTCTAAGGTCAACAGATTACAGGGGAAATTGCGCGCAGAGGGTCGGCTGTAAATCGCCTCCAATCGCCTTTGTCCCACTGTCCCACGCACCTAGGGGCTGGGACAGTGGGACAAGGACGGGCGGGACCCGTGAGACGTGTGGGACAAGTGGGACAAATGGGACAAAGGAGTTCCTCATGAGCACCAGACCAAGACTGGATGAAGCGCATACCCGAGCCAAAGAGTTCGCCAAGGAGCTGGTCGAGGATGGCATAGCAGATGAAGACGTGATCGACGCGCTAATGGGCGTCGGCGCGAACCAGCTCGGCCGCATTGTGGGGCCGGATCAACTGGTAGCTATCCTGCGCGACATTGCCGACCAGATTGAAACCCAAGGCTTCGCAAGCGGCCAACGACACTAGGAGCACACCATGCAGGTCAATCAGGATGATCTCGTCATTGTCGATAAGCTGCTGCCCTATTGGCAGCGCAAGGCTCAGTCCCTCTGCAAAACCAACCCGCACCACCTCGTGGCAGAGAGCATGCTCTCCTCTGCAGTGGCGGGATGGATCGTCGCCATCGGCAAGCGTGAGGTCGCGAGGCGCTTATACCTCCTGGCCCTACAGATCACGGCAGATGCAGATAAAGACGACGCTGCCGCACAGAAGGCCGATGCATCGACCAAGCACTAACTACGTAACCTATTGCAATACAAGGGAATGTTGAGGAAACACCTTCCCTTGTGCCTTGCCGATCCATCTGATGCGGGGTTTTGCTGACTGAACACAACAGTTCGGTGAGACCTCTTGAGGCCATCTGCCCGCCAGCGTGGATATACCGCCCGATGGGAGCGTGAGAGCAAGGCGTTCCTGTCTCTCCCTCAGAACCGCTACTGCTCCTGTGGCTGTGGTCGTACCGCCGATACGGTTGACCATGACACTCCTCACCGTGGCAACCAGCGTCTGTTCTGGGATCGCTCGAACTGGCGGCCTTGGCATGGGGCCTGCCACTCACGGATCAAGCAGCAGATCGAGACACGGGGCTACCACAACGATATCGGGCCGGACGGAATCCCGCTCGACCCGCGACACCCCTTCCACAAGGAACCATCTGCAGCGGCCGCGCGACCCGGCCGTATAAGCTCCCTAGGCGCGCCTGCCGACGTGGGAGCTGGTCGTGGCCATTCGAACAGGGGCAAGGCGCATGCACGCTGAGCCCTGCATTACTCCAGCCGAGCGCTTCCTAAGGGCGAGGCGGCACGTCCAAGACAGGAAGAGGGGATCGGGGCTCGGCCATGTTTGGTGCCCGCACAATGCCCTCGTTGCCGTCATCATCGTCACACCCCCCGGGGGTCAAAAGTCCAGGGATTGCCGCGAAGGACCGGCTCTCCCCCCTCGCGTAGAGTTAGTTCGCCCGCGCTGCGCTGTGATGGGGCTGCGCTGATGGGGCTGCGGGGACCCGGCGCCACGCGATTGAAGGTCGCGCGCGAAACAATATCGGATCAGAAAAAAGTATTTCCGTGGAAGCGGCGCGGACTTTCTCGCGCGCAACGCGTGATCAAGTTCTTGGAATTTTTGCCGATCACCAAGGGTCCGCTGGCCGGGACAAAAATGAAATTGCTTCCGGAGCAGCGCGCATTCGTCGAAGAGATCTACGGAAATCTCGACGAAGACGGACTGCGCAAGCGCCGCATCGGGATCAAGTCCGAGCCGAAAGGGAACGGCAAGACCGGGCTGTGCGCCGGGCTCGTGCTCGCTCATCTGCTCGGGCCTGAGAGCGAGCCCCGCGGCGAGTGCTATTCCGCTGCTGTCGATGGGCAGCAATCGGGCATCATTTATGCGGAGTGCGAAGCGATCATTTTCGCGGTGCCTGAATTCGCTGCTCGGACCAACCCCCAGCGCTTCAACAAACGGATCGAGGTGCTGAGCGGCGACGGGGCGGGGTCAATCTACGTCGCCATGTCGGCCGATGCCCGGAAGGGTCATGCGATCTCGCCGAGCCTCTTCGTGTTCGACGAGCTGGCGCAGGTGCCCGACCGGGAGCTTTTGGACAACCTCATCAACGGCCTTGGCAAGCGCAAGGAAGCCCTCGGGATTATCATCTCGACGCAGGCCCCGAACGACGACCACGCCCTGAGCCAACTGATCGACGACGGCCTGACCGGAGCAGACCCCTCCATCTTCGTGCAACTCCTGGCCGCTCCTGAGGACGCTGATCCCTTCGCCGAAGAGACGTGGTTCGCCTGCAATCCGGCCCTTGGCCGGTACCTCTCTGTGAAGGAGTTCCGACAGGCCGCCGAGCGAGCCCGCCGCATGCCGGCCTTCGAGCCCCGGTTCCGCAATCTCCGGCTCAACCAGCGCATCGACGCGAGCGATGACGACCGGCTCGTGACCCTGCCCGTATGGCAACAGGGGAGGGTGCCTGTGGACCGAAAAGCCCTCGCCGGCCGCACCTGCTATGCGGCGCTCGACCTCTCCGGCAAGCACGATTTGACCGGCCTCGTGTTGGCCTTCCCGAGTGATGACGACGTTCCGGTCTACGACCTCTTGTCCTTCGCCTGGACCCCCGAGGGACAGCTCGCCACGCGCCGCCCGGCCGAGCAGGAGCGGTTCCGGGAGTGGATCACGGGCGGCCATATCAAGGCCGTGCCGGGCCCGACCATCCGCTATGGGTTCGTGGCCGCTGAGCTGTCGCGCCTGTCCCGGGAGTTCGACATGCGCGTGCTCGGGTTCGACAGGTGGCGGATCGACGATTTCCGGCAAGACCTCGCCGACGTGGACGCGGATTTTCAGGTGCCATTGGAGCCGTTCGGCCAGGGCTACAAAGACTTCTCGCCAGCCTGTGAATGGTTCGCGGAACTCGCGCTCACGGGCCGGATCCGCCACGGCGGAAACCCCGTGCTCACGGCGGCCGTCGCCGCGGCCATCACGATTTCGGACCCGGCCGGCAACGTGAAGATCGACAAGGACAAATCCAACGGCCGCAGCGTGGTCCGGATCGATCCGGCCGTGGCCGCCATCATGGCCCTCTACCTCGCGAAGCGGGCAGAGGGCGCCCCCCGCGTGGATGTGGACGACTTCCTCGCCAATGCGGTGTTCGCATGATTGGCGTCCGTTCCCTCATCAGAAACTTCACATTGAGATCCGAACGGGTCTGGATGCACGTCTTCGGCGGCGGCGAGACTTGGGCCGGCAAGCCCGTCACGCCCGGCACTGCTCTGGGCGTTGCCGCGTTCTGGGCCTGCGTCCGCAAGATCAGTCAGACCATCGCGACCCTGCCGCTCGGCGTCTATGAGCGCCAGGAAGACGGCGGTCGGCTGGCACGGTCTGATCTGCCTCTCGCGACCGTCCTTCGGCGCACTCCGAACGCCGACCAGACCGCCGTTGAGTTCCTAGAGGGCTTGGTCGCCTGCCTATGCGTCTTTGGCAACAGCTACGCCGAGAAGGTGGTGGAAGACGGGCGCCTCGTCGCCCTCAACCTCTTGCGGCCCGACCTCATGGTGGTGGAGCGGGACCGCTTCGGCGCGATCCGCTACCGCTACAGTGATCCTCGCGGGTCCGTGGAATACGGCGAAGATGAAATCTTTCATGTCCGCGGCTTCGGCTTCGGGGACATCACCGGCCTCTCGCCGCTCGCCTATGCCCGGCAGACGCTTGCAACCGCGATGGCCGGCGACGAGGCGGCAGCCCGCACCTTCTCCAACGGGATGCGACCGGGCGGATTTTTCACGTTTACCGGGCCCAACGGGGAGCCCAAGACGCTGACAGAGCCTCAACGCGAGCAGGCCCGCAAGACCCTAATCGATCCCTACGTAGGGGCCGAGAACGCGGCGAAGATTGGGATCCTCGAAGCCGGGTTCAAATGGCAGGACGTGCACATGCCCCCGGCGGACGCCGAGCTGCTGATGAGCCGCCGGCATTCCATTGAGGAAATCTGCCGCTTCATGGACGTGCCGCCGATCCTCATCGGGCACTCGGCCGAAGGCCAGACCATGTGGGGCTCGGGCGTCGAGGCCATCATGTTGGGATGGTATCAAACCGGCCTGCGCCCCTACCTCGTGCGGATCGAACAGGCGGTCAACCGCTCCCTCATCGACCCAACGGACGGCGACCGGCTCTATGCCGAGTTCGCGATTGAGGGACTGCTCCGCGCCGACAGCGCCGGCCGGGCCGAACTCTACTCCAAGCTCGCAAACCTCGCCGTCATCACCCCGAACATCATCGCCGACAAGGAGAACTTCCCCCGCTTCGAGGGTGGGGACGTGCGCCTCGTCAACTCGTCCCTCGTGCCGCTGGACAAAGCCGGAGAACGCCCCGCGCGCATTCAGCCGGCACCCGGCGAGCCCATTCCGGAGGCATGATATGCACCGCAAATCCTCCGACGACCTCGCGATCAAGTCCGTCTCGGATGAGGGCCGGTTCTCCGGCTACCTCTCGCGGTGGAACGTCGTTGATCACCATCGGGAGCGCGTTGCGCCCTTCGCCTTCCAAGAGAGCCTTGCGGCCCTGGAGGCCAAGGGCCGCAAGTTGCCTGTCCTGTGGCAGCACCGTGCCGACGAGCCGGTCGGGGATTGGGACGTGCTCCGGGAGGACGATATCGGCCTCTATGGCGAGGGCAACCTCTGGCTCGACGTAGCTCCGAATGCCCGCCTCGCTCATCGCGGGATGAAGTCTGGCGCCATCACGGGTCTGAGCATCGGCTTCCGCGTGAAGGCCCAGAGCTTCGACGACGGCGGGCGGATCCGAACCCTCAAGTCGATCGAGTTGCACGAGGGCTCCATCGTCACCGCGCCGGCGCTGGACGAGGCCCGGATCGACACCATCAAGCAGAAGCTCGCTGCCGGCGAGGAAATCACAGAACGCGAGTTCGGGAAGATCCTTCGGGAGAAGGGTTTCTCGCGCTCAGACGCCGACGCCATCGCCAGCGTCGGGTTCAAGGCTTGGGCCGCGGGAGCGGCCCGACCTCAACAGGCGGATCGTGCCGGCATGGACGCGCTCGCAGCGCAGCTCCGCGGCTTTTCCCTCCCCAAGTTCTGAGGACCCCACTATGCGACCCAACCATCTTATTACCCCCGGCTACGGCCCGATCGAGCGCAAGAACGCCGGCGAGCGTGCCGACGACCAGCTTGAACTCAAGTCCGTCATGGACGCGCTCGCCGTTCGTGACGCCGAGATCATGGCCTTCGCCAAGAAGGCTGACGAAGAGATCAAGGCCAACCGCACCATGTCGGCCGAGACGAAGAGCGCACTCGACAAGCTCGCCCGGGACGGCACCGCCCTGCAGGATCGCCTGATGACGGTAGAGCAGAAGCTCGCCCGCCGCGGCGCTCCCGAAGGCCCTGTGAACGGCCCGTCGATCGGGCAGCAGTTCACAGGCACCGACGAGTTCAAGTCCTTGCAAGCTCGCGGCAAGGGCTCGGCTCGGTTGCAGATCAAAGCTGTCACCGCCATCACCTCCGCGACCACCGGCACAGGCGGTGTCGGCGATGCCATCCGGCCCGATCGGCAGCCCGGCATCATCGCCCCGCCCGAGCGGCCGATGACGGTCCGCAATCTCGTGATGCCCGGCCGCACCGACAGCAATGCGGTCGAGTACGTGAAGGAGACGGGCTACCAGAACATGGCGGCGCCTGTGGCTGAGGGCGCGCTCAAGCCGCAGTCGGATCTGTCGTTCGACCTCGTGACCACGCCCGTGCGCACGCTGGCGCACTGGTTCTTGGCCTCGAAGCAGGTGCTCTCCGACATACCGATGCTGCAGACCTACATCGACACGAGGGCGCGGTACGGGTTGATGTACGTCGAGGAGGCGCAGCTCCTGGCGGGCGACGGCACGGGCCAGAACCTCTACGGGCTGATCCCGCAGGCCACGCCCTACGCCTTTGCCACCTACAGCAAGAGCACCGACACCGTGATTGACCGGCTGCGCCGCGCGATCATGCAGGTGCGTATCGCTGAGTACCGCGCCAGTGCGATTGTGCTCAATCCGATCGATTGGGCCGAGATCCAGCTCCAGAAGGATGCTAACGGCTCGTACATCTGGGCGGACCCGGCTGTGAACAACGGCAACAACCTCTGGGGTCTGCCCGTGGTGGACACGATCGCCATGACGGCCGGCAAGTTCATGGCGGGCGCGTTCAACATGGCCGCTCAGGTGTTCGACCGCGAGGATGCGGCGGTCGAGGTGAGCACCGAAGACTCGGACAACTTCCGCAAGAACATGGTCACGATCCTCGCCGAGGAGCGTCTGGCGTTTGCTGTCCATCGTCCGGACAGCTTCGTCTACGGCAATCTCGTGGCCGGCAACGCCAGCTGATGATCAAGGGGGCTCCATGCTGTGGAGCCCCTCCCTCTACTGAGGAGAACCCCCATGCAGACCGTCAAAGTGCTTCGCCCCTTCAACAAGACCCCTCAGGGCGGTCTGGCCGACATCGGCCACACCTTCGAGGTGGAGCCGACCCGCGCGCAGGAGCTGCAGCGCCTCGGCCTTGCCGAGATCGTCGGCGGCACCAAGGCCGCGCCAGAGCCGGAGAACAAGCAGGCTCCGACCCCTGAGAACAAGGCCGCGCCAGAGCCGATCACGACTGAGCGGCGCCGGGGCCGACCGGTCCGGAAGTCGGGAGGCTAGCCTTATGGGTCTCGTCATCGTCACTCCCCCCACCGAGCTGCCCGTCTCCCTCGACGAGGTGAAGGGCGCGCTCAACATGCGGGCGGAGCGTCTGGATCAGGATGAGTTTCTCTACACCACGATCCGGGCGGTGACGGACTGGCTTGCCGGCCGCAACGGCTGGCTCGGCATGTCGCTCTGCGAGCAGACCCTAGAGCTGACCGTGGAAGACCTCTTCGAGCGGCGGTGGCCCTGTGACATCCGCCTGCCTCGGCCGCCGCTGATCGAGGTGGTGTCCGTATCGCAGGTGAACGATCTCGACATTGCCGCTGTCATGCCGACCACGGACTACCGCGTCGGCACCGGCTCGGACGGGATCGGGTACGTGCGCTTCACCCTCGGGTCCTTCCCGGGCGGGTGGGGCGAGGCCGTCCGGATCCGCTACCGGGCGGGCCGTCCCGAGGCCGAACTCGACGAGGGCCTGCGCCGCGCCATCGTGATGACGGTGACGCGCCTCTACGAAAACCGGGGCGACGGGGTGGCGACGGACTTCCGCGACGATCCGTTCGTGCAGGAGCTGTTCGCCCCCTACCGCGTGTGGGGGCCGTGATGCGCTCCGGATCGCTCGACCGCCTCGTCACCTTTCGTCGCCGCAAGACCGTCGCCTCGAAGGCCGGCAACGAACGCGGCGCCTGGGAGGATGCTCTTACGGACTTCGCCAACTATCGCCGGGCGAGCGGCGGCGAGGTGCTGTCGGCGGGCGGTGCGGTCGATCTTGAAACTGGAGTGCTGACGATCCGGGACAGCGAGGATGCCCGGCAGATTACCGCCTCTTACCGGGTGACGATTGAGGGGAGGGACTTCGCCATCACGTCCGTGGCGCTCCCCTACAAGCGCGCCATTCAGATGACAGTTTCGTCGAGGCTCGCAGGCTAATGGGACCGTTCAAACTCTATCGCGGCTACCAAGCCTTCCGCGCCGCTCCCGACCGGGAGACGGCCGTCATGGTGGCCGGCCAGATCGTCGGCGTGCTCGGGGTCGATCACTTCATTGACGAGATGGCGCAGCACGCCCTCACGCTCATGTCGGGGTCCTACGACGTGGACCACGCCGCGGCCGAGGCGATGGTGGAGCGCATGCGGTCCCGGGTCCCGCGGGATACCGGCCGCCTCTACAACGGCATCAGCTACACCATCGACGGAAGCGAGTTCACCGTGCAGGCGTCGGCGGTCAACCCGCGCGGCCGAGGCCGTGGCAGCCGTGAGGGCGCCGATTATGCCCGCTTTGTCGAGTTCGGCACTCAGCCGCGCCGGCAGGCCGTAGACGCCTCTTTCTTCGACGACACCAGCGGGGCCGGCCGCTCTCCGCGCCGCCGTCTCGGCCGCGGACACCCGGGCACCCCTGCGCGGCCCTTCTTCTACAACTCGGCTCGCGAGGTGCTGGCCGAGCGCCGCAAGCAGCTCAGCGAAATCATCGATCAGGTAGCGAGGTAGCCCCATGCGCGTCAAAGTCACCAAGACCATCACCGTCTTCGCCACCGCAACCGGCAACGTCCACTATGAAGCCGGATGGGAGGGCACGGCCCCGAAGGACCACGTTGAGCGGATCGTGGCGGCCGGCGCCGGGCAACAGGTCGGAGGCGACAGCGCCAAGGCCGACAAGACCGAGGTCGAGGCGAAGAAATGACGCCTGAGACCGCCTTGCAGGAAGCCCTCATCGCGGTGCTGCGGGCCGATCCGGCCGTGACGGCGCTCGTCGGCGACAACGTGTTCGACGAGGTGCCGGGCGACGAGGCGAAGCCGCCTCACGTCTATCTCGGGCCGGTCAACCGGACGCGCCTGGAGGCATGCCGGCGCACCTTCACGATCCGCATGCGCTGGTTTGCCGAGAGCATCGACTTCGGGCGCCTGGAGGCGTGGGAGATCGCCGACGCCGTCGGGGAGGCCCTGGAGGGTCTGGAGCCGGATCTCGGAGACGCCTTCGCCTGTGAGGAGCCCATTCGCATCACTCAAGCGGGCGACACCATCGACCCGCTGGAGCCCAAGGCGGTCTTCATCGACTGCACCACCACCGTCTCACGCATAGGAGATTAAGAGATGGCTGAACCTGTCCTGCTGCCCGGAAATCGCTTCCGGCTCTACCGCTCTACCGGCGGCGATCCTGAGACCTTCGCCTTCGTGTGCATCGCCTCCACAACCGAGCTGGTCCAGTCCAAGGATTTCGAGGATGCGACTGTGCCGGATTGCGACACCCCGACCGCGCCCGCCGTCCGCAAGAGCATGCTGCGGTCGAAGGCTTGGAACCTGTCGTTCTCCGGAGCGACCGACGCCAAGCGCTTTCAGGACGTGCAGGCGGATTACGACAGCGAGGATCCCGTCCGGTATCAGATCCGCATCGACCGCCCGGCTGCGGACGGCGGCGGCACCTATACCGGCGCCGTTCACATCGAGAACCTGACCATGGGGACGGCTGACCGAGGCATGGTCCGCTTCTCGGCGACGGCTCGCGGCGACGGCGAGCTTGAATGGGCGGTGGCCGCGTGACGGAAGTCGATACGAGCCGGACCACGGTCTACGAACCCTTCGCGGGCCGCCGCCGCAAGTTCCAGCTCCGGCTCGGCGAGATCGAGGAACTGGAAACCCTGTGCCGGGCCGGGATTGGCGAGATCATGGTCCGGCTCGCCAACCATACATTCCGGCTCGCGGACGTGCGGGAGACCGTACGCCTCGGCCTGCAGGGTGGCGGGCTGTCGGAGCCGGAGGCAACTGCGCTCGTCATGCGGCACGTGGACGACACGCCCGTGGCCGATCACCTGCAGCTCGCCGCGAACATCCTCTCGGCCGCCGTGGCGGGCGTCGAGGTAAAAAAAAAGCCGGAGCCCGAAGCGATGGTCGGGTGATCCAGCCCGGCAACCTCGCCGACCACATCCGGCTCGGCGCCATGGCGGGCCGGACGCCCGCCGAGGTGAAGGCCATGACGCTAGCCGAGTTCATCGCCTTCTGTGAGGGGCACGCCGCGTCCAAGAGCGCCAAGAGAGAAGACGAGGTGAGTGACGAGGAAGTGCTCGCCGCGCTCGCCGAGGAACTAGGTAAGGAAGCGTGACATGGCCGAGCCCCTAACGATCCGCTTCGCGACAGACACGACCGCGGCGCAGAGCGCCATCGCGAACCTCGCCGGCAACGTGGTCACGAACATGGGGAAGGTGCGGGAGTCGGTGGAGCGCACCACCTCCGCCATCGCCATGTTCCCGACCGTGGCAAAGGGGGCGGGCATCCTCACCGCCGCCTACATCGCCCTTAACCTTGTGCTGAACGCGACCTCGAAGGCCGCCGAGGAAGCCCGCAAGAAACTGGAGGGGATCCTCAAGGTAGCCTCCGGTGCGTCGGGCGCAGGCGTCGGTACAGACTTTTTCCAGCGCTGGACCGATCAGGCCAAAGAACTCAATCTCGAAGTCGATAAGCTCTCCGGCATGCTGGAAAAGGCCCGGGAGGCGTCCACCGTCCGGGTTGGCGACAAGGGCAATTCCAGCGCGCTGCAGGGGCGCCTGGAAGGCTATGTCCGGGGCGGCACGATCACGTCCGGGCAAGCGAGAGGCGTGACGGACGCGGCCGATCAGGAAGCCCGGATCCGGGCCATGCTGGACCTGATCGACCAGCTTCGGGAGCAGGGGGCGAGCCTTGCTGCCTACGATCTCGCCAACACCATGTTCGGGGCGGACTTCGAGGCGAAGCTCCGCAACGGCGTCGATATGACGGGCAAGATGCGCACGCAGCTCGACAGTGTGTCGTCCACCCGCTTCTCGCCCGAGATGATCGCGCAGGCACAGGAGATCGACCGGCAGCTAGAGGCGGCCGAGCGGACCATGCGCGAGGGCTGGGCACCCATTCAGCAGGACATCCTGCAATGGGAGATGGACCAGCTCCGGCACTACGCCGAGATGAAGCAGATCATCGGCGACATCGTGGCGGCAATCGGCGGCTGGTACGGCTACATCCGGGACATCGGGACCGCGATCGACAAACTCGGCAACCATCCGTTCTGGGACAAGCTCCGGCAAATGCTGCCGGAGACGGGACCAGAGATGGAGATCGCGCCGCCGGGCGGGTTCAAGCCTCCGGAGCCTCCGAAGCCTGACATCGCCCCGCGCAACGACACATCCCGGTGGAAGCCGCCTCCGGCCCGTAGCAGCAGCGGAGACGACGAGACCTCACTGCAACGCTACGTCGATCAACTGGAAGAAAGCGTCAAGCTCGCCTGGACCGAGGCGGATGCAGTCGGCAAGACCAATGAGCAGCGGGCGGTTGCCGTGGCCCTCGTGAAGGCCCGGGCGGCGGCCGAGCGGGATGTGGAGGCGGGCCAGCGGGCACGCGCCGAGCTGACCGAGGAGGAGATCGCGAACGTCACCCATCTGGCCGAGGTGGAGCAGCGGGCCAAGGATACGGCCAAGGGGTTGCAGGACCAGCTCGACGCCACGGCCGAGGCCGCCCGGTTCATGGGCCAGCAGATGACGGATGCCCTAGCCGACATGATCATCGAGGGGCGGTCCTTCGACGAGGTAATGCAGAACGTCATCAAGAGCATCGCCCGGGCCGCGCTGCAATCGGCGCTGATGGGTGACGGGCCGTTCGGCGGGGGCAAGAGTAGCGGCGGCGGCATCTTCGGAGCAATCGGAACCGCCCTCACGTCCATGTTCGCCGCCCCGACCGGCCACACGGGCGGGATCGTGGGGCAGGATCTCGGGGACAGCTTCCGGCATGTGCCGGCCATGATGTTCGCCACCGCACCCCGGCTGCATTCCGGGCTCCTGCCCGACGAGTTCCCGGCCATCCTGCAGAAGGGCGAGGCGGTGCTAACGCGGGCTCAGCAGCAGGCCATCCGGGGCAACAGCGGCCCCACGAACGTCAACCTCAAGGTCGATGTGAGCGGCGCCCGGGGCAATCAGGAGATCATGACGATGGTGCAACAGGGGGTACGCGCCGGCATGGAGCAAACCATTGCCGTGACCAAGCGGAACGTGAATAGCTGGGCGAGAGAGAACGACCGGCGTTCGATGGGGTGAGGGGAAGGCCGTGATGGCCCTCCCTTTTGGTTCAGCGGTCAGGGAGCACCCTGTGCCCTTTAACGGCCTCTAAGCACTCGGCGTAGGTATCGAGAATGTACCGGCGATCCGCTGTAGAACTGCTGCCGCTCACCCCGGGAAGCGGCCTCCCCTCGGCCCTCGCGACGAACGTGAGAAGCTTCAACGCGACCTCCTCGGCCGAGTTCTCTGCAATATGAACTGTCGTGCTGTCTGCCATGAACGCCTCTTGTGGGGAACGGACGATGAACTTTTCACCGCCTTCATGTGCCAACCATGTGACACGGACTGCATGCGAAGCAATGGGAACGCCTGCCGGAATCCACCGGAAATCATTGTAAAGCTTAGGCTTCGAGGCGAATCGGGTCAGTGCTCATAGGAATAGTGAGGAAACGCTGCCAAACGACTGATAACATTATGTTTTCATCGCTTTTTGCAAAAGTAAGCGCCCGGCTCTGCGCCGGGCGTTTTGCTGTGTTGCGGCGGAGTGCGGACAAGAAAAAAGACGGGTCAGAAAACTGACCCGTCTGAAGGTGCCGGCCAATGCACAAGGGGAATGCGGGGAGGACCAGGTGGCCGGGTGTTCGAACAACGTCCGCTTCCTCGAAAGGTTCCAGCATCTACTGTTGTCTGCATCGGTCGGAGGGATTCAGCACAGCAAAGACTACGGAGCGCGTCCGGTATAGGCTCGGAAACTTAACATACGTAAAGGAAGCGTCAGGAACATCACCGAAACAGCCGCGTTGTCCTCTCAAAATCGTCCCGCGCTGAACGAGGCCGGGGAGGCAACCATGATCCCGACACCCGCGACCTTCCTGGCCATCGCCGGCACTGCGTTCGTGCTGGGGGGCTACGCGCCCGCCGCGCTCGAGGCGAGGGCATTCCTCTCCCGAGACTCCGGCTCGCTTCTCGCGTCGATG